ATACCATGTTCAAACCTTCAAGTGCAGTAAACTTTTTATATCCAGTAACTTTTAAATATGCGTTGCCAGCAGTACCACTGATAATAGACTGAACCGTCGCATTTGATAATGAACTATTTCCAAATAAGGAAGCACCAACAGGTATCGTTTTTGTATTAGCAACACGCAATACAGAGTTCGCATATTCGTGATAGTCTGTTCCACTTGGGGTTCCTTCAGTCACTGTTTCTGGGAATCCATATCGAGGTGCAGCAATAATTGTATTAGCAAACAATCTCATTTGCCGTAGTTTGCCATCGGCATTCGTTATGCGTGGTGCAAAGGTAGCAAACTCTGTGAAGTTGTTAATTTTATCGGCATTAATAAACACCGCAAAAGAATTAGTCAGATCTGTTGAACCGATAGAAAATGACGCATCAGTTCCAAGTCCACCTTCGATAGTAATTTCAGTTCCTGGTGCAGATGTAGATGGTCTATAACCAGAACCACCATCGTCAAGAGTAAATGTCAACGCACCGTTCAGTTGCTCTGTACTTGTTACGATAACCTTTCCAAATAATCCATTTTCAGCAGAAATCAAATCAACCACATCACCTGCCTCATATCTTGCACCACCTGCTGATATCGTAATTTGACTAATACCAACATTAATGTTTGGTGTTTGTCCAGACGAATTGGTATCACTATCAAGTCTTATGTTTTCTTTTTCAGTGAATTCTCCAACTATGTTAGATAGAAGAATTTGCATAATATCTTTATCTTCAATTCTTCTTCTTACTATATCTTCGACAAGAGCAGTTGCGCCTGACTGCAATCCGACAATACCTTTACCAATTAACGAGTAATTATTGTCATCATATACAGTTGTAACATACCTGTCAATTCTCCAATCCCCATCAGAAATTATGAGAACTTGATCGGCAGGTAAATTAAGATCAATGTCCTCACCAAACACCGCACGGAACATCAACTTATATGCTTCGAATGTTCCTCGTGACTCGTTAAAAAACTTTACATTTTTGACTGCAAGTTTCTTATCTGCTAATATACTTGTCGGAACAGAGGGTAAAAATGTTGTTGTGAAGTAATCTATGAATGCATCAGTCGTTTCGCTAATATCTCGATAATCTTCAAGATTGCGAATACCATCTGTCATCTGATCTGTTGTTTCCATCCACGCATAATATGCCTCTATAAACTGAAGAAACTCTGGACCTTCTTCCTTATAGAATGCTGGAAACTGAGACGCTACCAGTTTTGATATTTTGTCATTGACTGCCATTATTCAAACTCGCTGATTGCTGTTACATCTGCATCAACAGATTGCATAATTAGTATCTGTTCTCTAACAGGTGTCACATCTAAACTATCTGGTGTTACATTTATTTCTATCTGAGAACCAACCAGACTCGTTGGTTTGAAATCAGAAAGACTAATTTTTCCAGTGTCGTAATCTATTGTTCCTATGTTACTCTCTTGAATCACCTTTGTATTCGTGTCGTCAAACCGATACACTCTAACTGTCCCTAAACCGTCATCATCAAAGAAACAGTTGAAAGTCTCATAAACAAACTGAGTTGAAGAGAGAGTCGATGTTTTAATTTTATTATTAAACAATATCACAATACTCTGAGAAACATTTAGTAATGGAATTATTTTCTTTTGCATTTGAATCGATGCATCAGTGTTTAATATCTCTGCTACTGTTAGATTGTCTAGAGATCTAACAAACCGAGAGAATCTAAATCTCTTATCAAACTGTTCTAGATTATTCGTAGAGAAGTCTGCAATCGCTGACAGCGCACTAGTCTCAACTTCTGAAGTCGTTGCGGAGCTAGTAGTTCTATTATAAAACACCTTGATAGTTGGAATGATATAGGTGTATTCTGGATCAATCATAACTGGATCCACACCTAGTGGCGTCCTATCAATTATAGATGTTTTGATAGATGCCTTTTTATTCTCTGTTGATTGCAAAGCACCAACAGGTTTCAACGCAATAAACACCTTTCCATAAACTGCTGGATCTGCAAGTTCTCCACCAAAGGCAGTTACAGATTGAATATCAGAGTTTTCTGATGATATGATTCTTTCGTAGTCGTTCTTTATGATAGCACGATTCTGAGTTTGAAAGTTTCTTGGCGCGTTGAATTTGATAGAAGAAATACTTTCAGAGTCACTACCACCAGATGATGCTTTATTTGTCACAATAGCAACAGAGGTATATGACACACCAAGATTTAAATTGTCTACAGAAAATACACTTGCACCATCTGTATCTGATGCATTACAAACTAGATATTCTACGATGACAATGTTTCCATTCTTCACAGGTTTACCTAAAATCCCTGGACTAAAAACAATTTCGTATTTTTTATCTGCCGACTCTTCTAAGAAATATATCGGTGAATTAGAAGAAACTTGATTCGTATTTGTTGCCTGAAGATACTCTGTTGTAGTTGTATCCACACTAGACTCTTGCACCGTAACTTTAATGCTTGAGGTGTCTATATTTGCATTCGGTAAAATGTATCTTACTGGATTGGTTGTGCTCACAGTAAATCGATGTGTTAGTGGTGTTCCTTCTTTGATGATAACAGAAGTGCTGTAAGTGTTAGAAATATTTAAAACAGTCTTTGCTGTAGGAACAACATAAGTATACGAGACATCATCAACGGTTGTTGTAAATGTCGCATTACGAGGTATCGTAAACTGACTGGTTGTATTTGCTATACCTGTGAAGGTCAGACTAACATTTGCCTGAGAACCAATCGCAGATGAAGGTAGATACCCCAGTTCCTTCGCACGTGAAACAACTGAGTCCCTTTGTTGTGCGGTATCCAAGAACATCTCGTTAGCAAGCATATTCAAATAGAATGCATTATAATGAGTATTATATGCAAGAACATCTAAGAGGGTCGATAATGCTGATCCCTCAAAGTTATAGTCTTGGAATTGATCTTGTGTGCTTAGATAACTTTTAAGATTTGTTCGTATATCGTCGAAATCTACTTCAGTTACCTTCAGATATGTATTTGCGGTAGCCATTACCTTACTCTTTCTAGAATAATGCTTAAATTAATCGGTTCGTTTGGTCTGTTTTTGATTCGAAAAATAATAGTCGCTTCTAAACTATTACGATCTGGATCTTCTTTTATGTTTACTGTTTGCAAAATTACACGTGGTTCATAGTTTTCTATGACCTCGCCAATTGCGTTTTCCATAATCTGTTTGGTCGCTGGAGTAAATAACTCAAACAACATATAACGAATAGAACAACCGATATCAGGTTTGAATGGTCGCTCGTAAAAATTAGTAAGAACCAAAGACTTTACTGATTGTTTGATTGCTTCGTCATCGGTTTTACGCTGCAAATTTCCAGTAACTGGATGTGCTTTGAATCCCAGTGCAATATCGCTGAAGAAAGCTGACTTTGGTTCTGCCATTTATCTATCCGTTTTTTAAATTTTGTATCTCTGCTCTACGTTCTTTACAAAGTTTTGCTATCTCAGCAAGTGCCTTTCGAGCACGTGTTCCAGCTGATTTGTTACCACTAGCAAACTTCTCGCTTTCAAAAGTATACGTTTCAAATAAATTTACTATAGAATCATGAGTATTCATAAAAAAATCCTTGACATCAATTCGCGTTTACGTTATAATAAGGATGTCCCCTTTAAGATAGAGAACAGTTAGTTTAGTCTATTTATACTATCCACCAGCAAAAGTATTAGGTGATCCTGAAGCAGATGCATTAGGAACCCAACTTTGGTGTCCCCCTGTTGCATCACCTTGTCTGTGCACTGCAATACCATTTATAAACACTGTAGAACTACCTCCCACTGCAGGATCACCACAAGAAGTTAAATCTCCAATACGAACTGCAGCAGCACCATTTACAAATACATTAGGTGAACCAGTAGCATATGTTGTCTTATGAAATGGATTAGGAGTAGGACTTGAGTGTCCTATATGACTATCTAATCCGACTCTTGTAATTGCTGGCATAATCGTTTATGGGTTTAGATTAATATTTGGTCCACCGACAATGGTAATATCGCCACCAGCAGTAGTGTTCTGTGTCTTTGCATATTCTTCAGTCACCGTTCCTTGAACAGTTTCTCTTTTATTTCCACCGACAAGTATATCCCAATCACCTTTGATGTAAGTAGTGCAGTTCTGATCAATCGTTAGATTGCAGTTACCTTTTATATTTACATCGTTGCCTTTAGCAACAATCATATAGTTTTCTCCAACTACACGTGTTACTTTAGTTCCATCAGGTTGAACCTCATAGAATGTGCCACTTTTGTGATACTCATGTATTCGTTCGTTGTCTGCAGTATCATCAAACTCTTTGATATGACCCGACTCAGTTT